TTCCTCGATCGCGCCCTCGGGCAGGGTGACCGTGGTGGCGTGGTAAACATTCGCCGTCCCAAGCTGGCGCACCGCATTGTTCAGGCTCACGTTCATTAACCAGCTCGCGTTGCGCCGGTTGCGCTGCGGGACGGCCTGCCACAGGTTGTACGGGTCGGCGGCGGAGATGGCGCCGGTGTTGGTGGCCGCGCGCACGCGCACGTTGGTGTTGGCCGACAGGCAGGTGAGGATGCCCTTGGGCTCGTTGGTGCCGGAGCCGCGGGTGAACTTGTCCACGAGCAGTTCGTCGTAGCCCTCGGCGAGCAGCTTCTGCATCTCCGAGGCGAAACCGGGGTAGTCCATCCCGAGTTCACGCTTTGTTACTTCCCCAGGTATGATTACCCGGAGGGGCCGGTCATTTCTGCCGGCCTCTTCACGTCTCCGTGAAGGCCAGACTATATCTTTATCTCGTTTTGAGGCTGCCTGCGATGATCTGCGAATACTGCCACCAGGAGTTCACCCCGCAGGGTGCCTACCGGCGAAAGTACTGTTCCCCGCAGCACAAGAACCTTGCTGGCGCCCGCCTGCGCGCGGCACGCAACGCAGAGCAGAGCGAGCGTCGTTGCTACCGGTGCCACGAGGTGAAACCGGCCGGGGACTTCCCCGGTCGGACCCACTCGTACTGCCGGACTTGCTACAACGCCTACCAGCGTGAACGCTCGGCTGCGCTACCCCTCGAACAGCGGCGAGCGCCCGCCCGGCGTCATCGCGAACGTCAGCGCGCGGATCCGGTGGCTGTCGCCGCAATCAACGCGGGCCGCCGCCGCTACAAGTTCGCGCTGACGGATGAGCAGTTCGCCGCTCTGCTTGCCCAGCAGGGTGGAGGCTGCGCCATCTGTCGCGCTAGCGAACCGGGCGGACGGGGCACGTGGCACGTCGATCACGACCACGCCTGCTGTCCGCCGTACTCCAAGGGCGGCAAAGCGAAGACATGCGGTCGCTGCGTTCGTGGGCTGCTGTGCAGTCGCTGCAACGTCGGGTTGGGGAACTTCCGTCACGATCCACAGTTCTTGATCGCGGCGGTGCAGTACCTGGCTGGATCCCAGGCAGCTAACGAGATAGCCCGTACATAGTCGTTGAACCTTCCCCTCGGGGCTGACCCAGGGGGGCTCGGCTGCTGATTGTCCCTACCGTCCGCTTCTCGAACCGTCGCGCTCAGGCTTTCGCCTCACGCTGTGGTGCGGACGTCTAGCAGGATGTCCCAGCAGTTCTCGGGCTTTTCACTAGCCCGTCACCGGGCTAGGCGACCTAATTGATCGAGTACGGGATGAAGCCGCGGGCCATGAACACGGTCACCGTCGGCTGCGCCAGTGTCGGCGAGTCGTCGGAGACGGCCGCGGCCTCGGTGTCGAACGACCAGGTGACGCCGGCCGACGTGATGCCCTTCCACACGTTGTTGTTGACGTTGACCTGGCGGGCGATCTGCAGGAACGGGTTACCCGAGCCCTGCGCCGTCATGATGATCGTCGGGTCGATGAACACAGGCACCCCGAATCCACCGGCGGTGGTGGTGCCCTCCGACATGGCCCGGAACTCGTCCCACGCCCGGATCGCGTCCCGCTCCTCCTCGTCGAGGTACATCGCCCCGTTCGGCCGGGTGACCATCTTCATCCAGGCGTTGCGGTAGGCCTCGTTCTCGGTGATGAGCACCCGGCGGGCCAGCACGTGGTCGGTGCGGATCTGCCGGTCGACCTCGTCCTTCTCGTGCGAGCGCAGGTGCGCGGTGGCGTAGCGGTCATCGAGCGCCCGCAGCGCCCGGTCCCGGGCCTCCCGGTTGGTCAGCGTCCGCACCCGGTGGGAGGCGTCGTCGTCGTCGGGCTTGCCGATGCGCGAATACTCGATCGCCTTCGGCCGGCGCCGGAGCACGTCGTTGATCTTGCGGTGTTCCTCGTACATCTGCTCGGCCCGCTCGTGGACCTTCAGCAGGATCCCGAGCGCCTTGTTCTCCGGCTCGGACATCTGCCGCAGTTCGCCGTTGTCGGTGTAGTGCAGGTCCCGGATCTGGGCCTTCACCCGGTCGATCATGTCGGACAGTTCCTCGGGGGTCCGCCCCTCAAGGTCGTCCAGGGTGTACGACCGCTTCTCGGTCGCAGTGGTGGCTTCGTCAGCCATTGAGCACTCCCAGTGCTACAAGCACCCGGTGGCGGGTGCGGAGTTCTACTTCGGACAGGGCCGACGCCTCACCACTGCCGGGCTGAGGGTCGAATTCACCGCCACCCGCGCCCCTGGCGCCGGGCTCCACGGTGAGGTCTGGGGTTGTTTCCTTTTGGGGGGGCCGCCTACGGCGGCGGGAGCTGAGGTCCACGGCGAGCCTCACCTCGGCTGCCAGCTCATGGACCAGAGCCCGACGCTCTTCCGGCGAGAACCCCGCCAGGACCGACCGGACGGACACCGCGGTGGCGTCGTATGCCGGGAACACCACCGGGCCGGCCTCGGGCACGTCGGCGTCGAGCACGTCCCGCTTGTCGGGCTGCCCCGACCGCGTGGTCCACCTGTCGCCGGTCTTCGGGGTGACCAGCATCTTCCACGACATGCCGCGGATCGCCTTTCCGGCGATCGCCTGCCGGACCGGCTCCACCACCGGGTTATCGAAGAGCCGGCCACGGACGTGGTAGCCGTGGTCGTCGGGTTCGAAGACGTCATACACGCCGATCGGGACGGTTCCGGTACGCGGGTCCCGGCCGTGGTCGAACTGCATCACCGGCAGGGAACGCTCCAGCGAGCGGTCGAACGCGCCGCGATGGATCTCCTCGTCGAAGTCGCCCTGATAGTCGGCGATGCGGGCCACCGCCCCAAATACCGCGACGTAGCCCTCCAGGGTGCGGCCGTCGCCGCCGACCGACCGGAGCTCGAAGTCGAACGCGCGGGTCTGGGTGGACGGCAGCACCCGACGGAACTCGCCCTCGACATCGGCGGAGCGTCCATCGTCGGAGACTTCTATCCCGAACTTCTTTGCCGCGCGTCGGATCTTCGGCATCGCCTTGTCCCCGAACGGCGACTGCGGGGCGCGGGCCAGGGCGTTGCGGACGTGTGCGACATCGTGGATGGGGAAGTGTCGCTTCGATCGGGGGACGGTCTTGCCCTGCTCGTCCTTCTCCCCGCCCGGCTCGACGTAAGCGAACGCCGAGTCCGGCAGGTCGTTGATGTCGCCAGTCGACATCTTCGCCCGGTGCACGTCACCGGTGTTGGCGTACAGGGCGGCCATCTGCTTGTTGGCGTCCTCTTCGGACATGTGGCAGCCCACCACCTCGCCGCCGTCGTCCTTGACGACCGCCCACTTGCCTTCGCCGCACTCGGTGTGGTCCTTGACGGTGTGCCAGGGCATGGGCGCATCAACCTCCCGCCGCCGGCTCGGCGCCGGGCTCCTGTAGCTGGACGGACAACTTCCCGGTGTGCTTGAGAGTCGAGGTCCATTCCGGGGCGATGGTGGCCACCGCGGCGGAGGGTTCGAACCCTCCGTCGGTGAGTTGGCGGATGGCGGCCGCTTTCACCTGGGCGATGTCGGCGGCGTCCTTACCGTCCTCGCGCAGCAGCGGAATGTCGGCGACGTCGAACCACAGTTCGGCGTCGGACGGCACCCGCACCAGCGGGGCCAGGGCGGCGGAGACGTCCTGCAGCGTCGGGTACACCCAGGAGTCGGCGAAGATGCGCCGGGCCATGCCGAAGTTGCCGGCGTTGAGCGAGCTTCCGGCGAGCCCTTCGGCGATGCCGAGGATCGGGGCGGGGACGCGACTGAGAAACGCCACGCGCGTCTCGTTGCCGCCCTGGGTGCCCTTCAGGTCGAGTTCGGCGAGGTTCGACCCGACAATGCTGGCGTCTGCGCCGGCGGTCAGGTACAGGGTGCGGTAGGCGTTCGCGACACCGGAGTGGCCCTGTTCCAGCATCTTGACGATGTCGTTGAACTGCTCTTCCGTCGCCGCGGTGATGCCCTTGACCACCAGATTCGGAGTGTTGTGCGTCAGCAGGTAGTCGTCGGTGACGTAGAGGTGATCCTCGGAGTCGACGCTGATGCACTGGGCTGGCTTGCGGCCCACGTACTCGACGCTCTGGATGTAGCGCGCGGTGCTCCTGGACCGACTCCGGTATATGGACGCCTTGCGGGACAGCCGGCAGGGGTTGATCCATTCCGGGAGCCGCGCGATATGCACCCGCCACTGCCTGCGCACGCCCGGCCCGGCCGACCGACCAGGCCGGACCGTCGCCGAGGCACCCAGCCCGCCGACCAGGTCGGCGAGTTGGCGCGCGAGCCGCTCGCTGGTGCTGTCGAGGCGCACCTCGTTGGGCTGCCTGCGCTCGATGCTTCCATCGGTGTCGATGAGTCCCTGCAGAAGCGCCACGCGCTGGGTGACCGACCCGCGCAGGTAACGCTCGGGGATGAACTTCTCGTGGCCGGGCACGTCGAACAGTCCGAGGTCACGAACAGCGCGGGTCAGCGGGTTCGCCCCGTGTGCACGGATGTACCCGTGGTGTCCGCGTTCGACGTGGCGCGGGCCCTTGAAGTAGAACTCAGCCCAGCCGCCGCGGTCCCGGCGGGACATCGTCACCTCGGGCGGGAGGATGCCAGTCAGGAGGCGCTGCTGCTCGTCGGCGTCATCGCGGTGCGCCGACAGGCTGACTCCGCCGCTTCCCTTGCCGTTGGAACGGAAGCTCCCGTCGCCGAGCAGCGTGCCCAGCAGGTACGGGTCTATCGGCAGGTCACCCGGATCATCGAACTCGACGGGGGCGACGGGGGCGACCCCCCACTTCGCGGCACCACTCGGATAGCGGACGCCGCGGGCGAGGATCTCGCTCAGCGACATCGTCCGAGCCGTGCCCTTTTTGCGGTCGTACTCGGTGGCGACGCTCCAGAGGTGGTCAAGAGTGCACTCGGTGGCAGCGCCGCCGGTGAAGGTGACCCGGTAGATGTCCCGCACACCCTGCGGATAGGTCGCAACCACCGGATGCGGTTTCCCGTCCGCACCGATGACCCGGTCGCCCGGCCGCAGGTCCCCCATCGCTGCCCAGCCGGCCGGCGTCAAGACCCGCGCGTCGAGCGGCTGCGGGGCGCCATTCTCGAAATAGCGGATCTTGTGTTCGGAGGCGAGCCGGTCACCCTGGATGTCCCGGATCGCCGGGGTGATCCACGACATGCCCAGCCCCGGGGATTCGGGGTCGGGTAGTGGGCTCCAATGCGAGACCGTGGACGGCAGCAGCGTGTGCGGCTTGTATCCGCCGCCGGGGCCCTGGTTCCAGTAGATGTAGCCGACGATGTCGCCGTCGATGGCGTGGCCTGGGTCCTCCGGCTCGAGGTCGGAGCCGTAGACGATGGCCACCCAGTCGGGGCGCAGCACCCGCAGCCGGTCCGGGCGGCGGGCGACGAACGCGTTGCCGGCCAGCCCGGCATGCCATTCCATCCGGGCCAGCAGCTCGCCGGTGGTGGCGTTGCGCCACGGCTGCTCCAACAGGCTCAGCGCCGAGGTGCCGAACAGCCGCCGCGGGGTGGACGTCCATGCCTTGTTCCGGAACGTGAACCTGGCCTGGGAGAGCACCAGCGCGCGGACCATCTGCGCGGCGAACGCCGGCGGGCATCCCCGCAACGCCGCCGCATAGCCGGGCAGCGTGTTGACGATCTCCGCAGCCCGGTTCCCGGCGAGGGTCTGCTTCAATCCGGGGAAGCCGGTCTGGTACTGGATGCCGCCGTAGCCGAACGACGTCGGCAACAGGTAGTCGGTGATGTACTGGTCGGCCGAGTAGCGGGTCTCGGTGCGCGACTGCGCGATCCGCTCGAGGAGGCCCAACAGAACCTCCCCGGCTTACCGCTGTGGGCGAAAGAAGAAGTCGGGGAGAAGAAGAAGAGTCAACTGCGGGCGAGCGCCGGCCTGCGGCCTTCCCGCCAGCCGAGGCGCACCGCGGCCACCGACCACTTCACCGCCGTCACCAGGCCCCGGCACATCCACGCCACCGCGGTGAACCCCTTCGCCGACAGCCAGCCGATGCCGTAGAACAGGCCAGCGACCGCGATCAGCAGCAGTCGGCCGAGATCGACCTGCTTGGCCTGCGTGGAGATCTCCTCCACCATGACGTCGTCGAGGAAGGCCACGATGTAGCTCCTTACCGCCAACTGGCGAAGAACTGGGCGGGCGGATCCAGCGCGCCGTCCTCGATGGCCTGCCCGCGGGCCGCCTCGGCGAGGAGCCCCGCCACCAGGGCGTCGATGTGTCCCTTGTCGCGCTTGGGGACGACCCGCAGGTAGAAGTGCGGCACCGACGGGTCCTCCTCCGGCCGCGGGGCCCGCTTGCGGCCCTTGGCCAGTGCGGCCGCCAGCACGTGCGCGCGTAGGGTGTCGTCGCCGTCGTGGGTCATGTCCTCGCGGAACACCGTCTGGAAGCGGACGATCGCGTCGTCCATCCGCTTCTCGATGTTGGTGGGGAACTCGACCACCCGGGTTCCCGGGGAGCCGTCGAGGCGGGTCGGCCAGCGGGACGCCCACACGTCGAAGTACTCCTGCCACCGGTACGGGTCGCCGAAGAGGTACCACACCTTGTAGGCGGCGAACGCGTCGGTCATCACCCGGTCGACCTCGGTGCGGGGCACCTTGTGGTCGGGGCAGTCGGCCGGGTTCCAGGTCCGCAGGTGGAACCAGCGGCCGTCGTGGATGCGCACCGCCACGATGGACGTGCAGTCCTGCGAGCGGGAGCCGTCGAAGCCGAGCGCGACCGCATCCCCCGGCTGCAGGTCACGCACGCGGGCCTTGGCGTCCCAGCGGGTCGGGTCGACCGCGTCGGAGACACCGACCACGATCAGGTTGAAGAAGTAGCGCAGCGCGTCCGCCCACGTCGGGCACACGTTCGGGTCGCGGGCGTCGGTGAGGATCCGGTCCCGGTCCACCCACCACGAGTCGCCGTAGACGTGGGCGAGCTGGGCCAGGCAGTCCTCGTCGTCGTCCTGGTGTGGATGCCGCGGCGGCGGGCGGTAGTCGACCACGACGTCGGGGGCCTTGTACTCGTGGGTGCGCTGGGCGACCGACTTCTGCGACGGGTCGTAGGCGTTGGTGGTCTCCAGCCAGCGGCCCGACATGCCGCCGATGTTCCGCTTCATCGTCGAGGCGAGCAGCACGCCGCCGTTGGTCTCGGTGAACAGGTGCGTCTCATCGAACACGGCGAACGTCAGCCGCGCGCCGAGGCGGGCCTTGCCCGAGGACGTCCGGGGTTCGATCTTCCCGCCGGAGGGCAGGTTGATGTCCTCCACCCCGATGTCGATGCCGGGGATGTCGGCGACCGGCCCGCGGCGGGCCATCTCATAGAGGGCGAGCCACGTGTTGTCGGTCTGCTCCTCGGAGGTGGCGACGATCTGGATCCACGGCGTCGGGTGCGCGACACCGAGCGGCTCGCCGGCCTCGTCCCAGCCGGCGAAGCGGACCGGCCCGAACGCCTCGACCAGGCAGATCGCCGCCGCGAATGGTCCTTTGCCCCACTTCTGGGGCCGCATGAGCAGGCCGCCGCGGTTGGCGAACGCCGCCGACGGCCGCTCCTCGATGTAGCGGGCGTTCGGCTTGAGCCGGTAGAAGCGGAACAGGAACGTCCACATCTCGTCGGTCAGCTTGAACGGCTCACCCTGCAGGTTCCCGTCCGGGACGACACAGTTGGCCTCGATCCAGTCGCCGACGGCGTAGCCGAGGGTCGGGTACTCGCCGGCGACCTCGGGCCCGCGCCAGGGCATCTACTCCACGGCCCGCAGCCGGGGCCGCTCCTCGCGCCTCGGGGTGCGCGCCTCGGCGAGCTCGTCGGCGACGACCTCCCACCGCAGCCGCAGCATCGCCATCGGGGTCAGCCCGAGCCGGTCTTCAAGCTGCCGCACCTCGGAGAGGTGGAACGCGGTGGTGTTCCGGTTCTCGGCGACCACCAGGGCGCGGACGTACCGGGCGACGGTGCGGGTGACGTTGAGCTGGGCCCAGGCGGCGGCCTGCGGGAGGCGCCACAACTGCTCCCAGGCTTCCTTCTCGGCCTTGATCGGCCGGGAGATGGGCCAGTCGGGGACGGGGCCGTCGTAGCCGCGGGCGGGCAGTTGCACGGTGTTGGGCCGGGCGTTGCGGCGGCGCGGGTTGGGGCTCGGCGCGGGACCAGGCATCGATGATCACCACCAGTCACACGCCGTAGTCCACAGTGGACGTCCACAGTGGACGTTACGCTGTGTAGTGATCGAAGATCAAGATGGATAGTTAGGGTCTAGGAACGGGTTTGGGAGCAAAACGGACATTCCCGCGAACCCGTACATCCCCCGAGCCGCCTGGTCTTGGGGTCCGTCAAGATCCGAATTTCGCGTGTGCCATGGCCCCCCTACCCTCCGCTATCCGATCAGTGCAAGCTGTTGCGTTCCGCGAGCAGACTTGATCGAATTGCATAGGAAGTGGGCGAGTTGCACGTTTGCCTTCGTGTCATCGCCACCACACGCGCGCGGCACGACATGGTCGATCGTGGGTGCCTTGGGGTGCGGTACCGACTTGGTCATCGCAACGCGCTTGCCGCACAGTTGGCACCTTCTCCGGTCACGGTCCGCTATCTCAGTGAGCGTATATGGCTCGCTTCGAACGCCGGTCTGCAAGTTGCGGACTCGTCGCCTCTCCCGACGCTTGCGCTCCCTGCGTCCCAACTCCAGACAGGCATCGCAACGGTTACGCTTGGCAGACGGTAGTGGGCCCGCGCATCGTGTACAGCCAGTCCGTTTCCTCTGTCGCGTTGCGTTATAGCTGCGGTCATACTCGCGCTTAGCGACTCTGGTGCAGTCGGCCGAGCAGTAGTTCCCGCGCGGGCCAACGAACGACGTGGAGCAGATCACGCACGGTCGGGGCACCAGAGGAGAGGACGCCCGCGCGGCGGCGATGGCTGCCTGCTTCGCGGTCCGACGCGCCTCACGCGCTCGGCATACAGCCTCGGTCTCCCAACCATTACGGCGGCGCAACTCGAACCCGCAGGTCCGACCGCACGTCCGCTGGGCGCCGTAGGTGTACCGAAAGGTCGCGCTGCATATCTCGCACGAGCGGTCCCTACGACTTCCGGCTGATCGCTTCCGTGCCTCGTTTGACCTCAAGGTCGCACTCAGGCAAGTCGGCGAGCACGTCTTTCGGCCATTGGTCGTCGGTGAGCCGCATACGGAGCAAGGTCGGCCGGAAGTCGATCGGCACTTCCGGCAGGTCCGCCGGCCGGCTTCAAGGGATCCGCGGCCAGACCACAGGAGCTGACCACAGCCGCCGGCACAAAGAGTGTCGGGTCTAAGGGGCATTTTGGGGGGACTCTCCAGGAAGTGCGGAAGCCCCACGCCTGGAGACGTGGGGCTTCCTACCCGCGGTAGCTACTCCGCGGGGTGATTAGACGGTTGCGGCCTTACGGCCGTTGCAGACGCGACACAGGACGCTCAGAGGGCCCGACTCGGAGCCGGACACCATGTATGAGGAAACATGGTCGGCGGTCAGGTCCGACGATGGGTGAGGAGAGCACCGCCAGCCAGGGCACACATCGCCGTACTGTCGGCGCCAGTCGGCGACAACGGCAGCTCGGCGAGCATCCTCGGATGGGACGCGTGGGCGTCTAGTTCGCTTGTCTCGGGTACGCGCGTACTCGCGGGCCCAGGCGTGGTCCGGGCACCTGCTTCCCGACGAGAGCTTCCCGCAGTCGAGGCACGGCCGGACCGGCATGGTTCAGCCTGACCGCCAGCGTGGCATCCAGCCACCACCGAACAGCAGATGAGCGGCGATGAAACACCAGCCCAGGATCACCAAGTTGATGCTCCCGATGTGCACGCCGAACAGCGCCAGGATGAAGCAGACCAACGCGCAGAGGGCCAGCATGGTGGAGCCTCCTCACGGGGGTAAGAGGGGACCAGGTCCATTCACCGAGGAGGGAGAGGGGGTGGCTAATCGTCAGAGTTCAGGTACGCGATGTGCGCGCGTAGCTCCGGGCAGTCTTCGTACCACTCGCGGCCCTTGACGCGCACATGGCGGAACTGGTGGTGGCGGGCCTTTTCGACCTCTTCGTCGCCGGGCTCGGTCGCGAGCAAGTCCTCGGCCATGAGCCCCCGCATGCGACCGTACAGGTAACGCGTGACGCCGATCTTGATGAGACCGCCGACCAGGGCGTAGTACACCACCGGGTCGGTGTCGCGGCGGCGCGGGTTGTAATAGTGCCGCCAGTACTCCCGATGCTCCTCAAGGTGCTCGGAGCGCTGCTCGTAGAGCACGTCGAGATAGTCGGAGAACCAGGTGTACGCCTCACGCATGTGCTTCATGCAGATCGTGACCGGGGAGTCCTCCGGCACGGGAAGCAGGCACTCCTGGTAGTTGCGGCGCACATGGGTGCAGCGGCTACGCTCCAACACGTCGACTCCTGGTCAGTCGGCCAGCCCCGGAGCGTTCTCAGCGCTGCCGGGGCATCCTACGCCCACAGATTCTAGGGCGGCCGTACGACACAGGATCGCGCTCGCCGATACCACAGGCGATCATGAACAGTTGAGCACGCAAACGCTGAGTAGTCAAGCGCGCTCCGAAAGCTCGGTGAGTTGGGCTACGGACCACAGCGTCACGAACGATCTCCCGATCCGCATCCGTCGCACCGGCACGACGCCGCGAACTCGCGCCCAGCGGGCGAAGGAACGGGGATCCACGCCCATCGCCTCTGCCGCCTCCGTAGTCGTGAAGGTGCGTCGCACGACCTCATTGTGCGC